TGTCGATAATACCTGAAGCGCCAAGAGCTGATGCTTTAATCCGTTTATATTCATCCAAATTCTGGAGCATCGGTTTTATAAAAGACAAAACCTGTTTATCCTGGAACACTTCCGATACTTTAAAAATATCACCTTTGCTTGCTTTGTTCATAACTTCCAAAACTTCAAGTATCGGGTCTTTACCTTGTTTGGCCGCATCTACCAAAACATTTTTTAAGTTGATACCGAATGTATCTTTGAAGTTTTTAACAGCAAGCGGAGATGTTACTTTTTGAATAAAGTTTTCCAAGTTGTTTGCCGCTTCAGATGCATCGCCTGCACCTTTCATCGCAATTTGAAGAGCCGCACCAAGTGATGCAACCGCAGGAACACCTTTCATTCCGAGCATACTTGCACCTGCCGTTAAACTTGGAAAAGCTGATGCCATATCTTTTAATTCAAAACGCCCCTCTTTTCCTGATTGAGCAAGAATATCCATGGATTTGGAAAGGTCATTAATCGGAACTTTTAAATTGTCCGACACAGAAAAAGCAGTTTTAGAAATATCAATAATCGCCGCTTGCTCTGCTGTTGCAGTTTTGCCGATTACATTCATATAATCAAGTGCTTTTGTGGGATCAACACCGGATGCGACAAGAACATTCAAACCCTCAATAATTTCAGGGCGGTATTGGTTTGTGTATTTTGAAATTTGCCCCAGTTTTTCATCCATATTAGCAATTTGTTTTGCCGTTAATTCGCCAACATTTCCAAGTTCTCTGAGTCTGTGCTCCATTTCAAAAGCTTCTTGGATAGCATCTGTCATACCTAATTGATGAGCGATTCCAACACCTGCAGCAGTAAGTCCTGCACCTGCGGTTGCAATCTTTTTGCCCATTTCATCAAACATTCTTGAGGTTTCTTTTATTTCATTTTGGAGTTTTTGAAATTCCGTTTCGGATTTTTTTACAGCATCTTTGATTACCCTCGACATTTTATCGATGGCGACAAGCGTTAATGAAATTTTCATCATATTGTCTATCATTGATTTTCAAACATTTCCTCTATATTGTCAGAGTGCTTTTGGCTATATTTCATAGCTTCAAGCACCCAAAACTCTAACGTATCCAGGGGCATTTCCTTTAAATCTGAATAACTCCACCCGGTTATTTTTGAAAGATGGATTATGCATTCTGCACTGATGGCTGCAACTTCCCCGAAATAGCACCTTGAAGGTTGACTACATCTTCAATCGGCAGTTCTAAAATGTCCTCGTAAACAAGGAAATTGCCGTCAATTTCGCAAAGTTCTGCAATCAAAGCGTATGGGATTTCATCCGAAGTTTTTGCTTTTTTCTGCGCATTCAAAAGGTCAAGCCCTTTGCCGTCCTTAACTATTGCGATTTTGCCGTCTGATAATGTTAATTCTTTTGTCATTTTGTAGTCCTTTCTATTGAAATATTTTTTGTAAATGGTAAATAACTAATAAGGAGAAAATTATGAGTGATGTAGAAAAATTATTAATGTCCGCTTTGGAGCAATTGCGCGAAGATGATAATATTAAAGAATTTGTATCAACTTTAAAAACAGTTGTTAATCAAAAAGGTGGAGTTACTAAATTAGCAAAAGAAACTAATATAAATCGCCAAGTGCTATATAGGATTTTTTCTTTTCGTAAACCGCTTTGCCTCGATATATTAATGATGATTTTAGGGGCTTGGGGATTAACAATCGGTATTAAACATTTCAAGTGTACATAATTACGCTCCTATATTCTTCTTAAATGTTTCTAACATATCGACTAGGTTTACTTTGTAGATGTTTTCAAGGACATCTATTTCAAAGATTTCCACTTTGTTTACCACTAATTTTGCGTAGGTAACCGACATTGTGGTTTCGTATTCTGCGTTGTCGTGTGGTTTGATAGTACCAAGCGGAAACTCTTTAAAAGTTCCGATGATAAAAGCAGTTGCTGGGACTTCTTCAATTCGACCTTGTCCGTTATAGGTTTCAAGTGAAGCCCTGACCTGAATCATCGCTGCAGTAAAAGGAGTTGCAGCAGCAAGCAAAACTTCAGGATAAAGTGCGTTCCACTTAATTTTGCACTCCAATTTTTCTATCCCTGAAAAGAATTCAGCCGAGCCAACCATACCAAGTGCTTTATGCTCTGCCATTTTGTGCTTAATCTGCGGAAGCTGAACTTCTTCTGCTCGGCCCAAAAGGTTTACACCGTTCATATAAACATTGGCGTTGGTTAATTTATTAATTTTTATCTTGCTCATGTTATTTTCCTTTTTGGTATAGACCACACTCGCCTATTGCAATGTCTGAGTAGTGGAGTATTACTATTTCTTGGCTGATGGCTTGGATTAGTGGGCATTTTGTAGCGTTTTTGCATCTCTGGCAGAGGTCATAGTCTTCGCAAAATATGCTGAGTCGCCCTTGCTTATTGATTTCTGCTCGCATTACGTTCCAAGCGATTTTAAAAGCTCAATATCAATGAAGCTTTCAAAAGTAATTCGCTCCGCAGGAGTCGGAGGCATAAACTCAACATCAAAGAGTAAATGTCCGTTTGCGATTTCTGTCACGGGGTTTTTGTCAGGGTTGTAGTAGCATTTGCCATCAATTAATGCACCACGCCCGATTAAGGTTCTAATAAAAGCATTCACTGATTCTGAAATAGAATCGATTAAGCCGTTATCAATAGGGAAATCGATAAATTGTAGCATTGAGTATTCAACACTTTCATGGAGAATATCCGCTGTTCGTCTGACATTGATAAAGTTTGTCGGATGAGTCGATGCAGGGAATGCCGCAGAACGGTTGCCCCAAGTTCTGAATCCAGAGCCATACGAATTGAAAACGGTAACAATTCCTGCTTCATTTAAGGTGTTAACCTCGCTTGTCGGGTCATTTATCATTGAAGTTAGCTGCTTTTCAACACCCACAATTCCGTTGATTTCAGTATTTGAAGGTGACCAGTGATAGCCTTTGTTGACATCCTTTGCTGCGATAACACCTGCAAGTCTTTGAGAATAAGGTTGTAAAATGTTTGTATCTAGTTCTGAATCGTAGACTTTTAAATGAGGATAGCAAAGAATTACTCTATCAGAGGAAGTGTTGAAGTTGATTGTGCCTTCCGGTCCTCTTCCGGTAATAGCTTCTTGAACGGTCGTGCCGATTGGAGCATCTACCAAGCCGATTGCTCTGATTTTGTCACAGATAGCTTTCATCTGAGATACAACTGCTGTTTCTTCGCAAAATACAGGAGCGATAATTGTTTTTGGAAAGTATCCAAAAAGCGAGTAGCAATCTTCAAAGGCTTTCATACCTTTTCTTTTGCCTGTAAGAGTATCGACTCCTCCGTTAATGTCGCCGATAGTTACATCAGAAACGCTTTGATGTTTCGCAGGATCAAAGACGTTTATAACAATTACAACACCTGCACCCTGGTCGAAAATTGATTGCAGGGCTTGAGGAATTGTATAGCCTGAAGTCTGTTCTCCAAAATATTTAACCGCATCAATTTCATTTAAAATCAAAGTCGGTTCGTTTATAGTTCTATATTCTGCTGCCACCGATGAAATCGGAGCAGTTCCTACAAGTCCAACAATCGCAGTTTTAACTGTTTTTATCGTTCTTGCACCCTTTTGTATTTCTACGGTTTCAACACCATGTAAAAAACTAGCCGGCATTTATACCTCCTTCTTCTAAATCTTCAACGCTTGGAGTAGTAAGCGTAAATGTGATTTCGTACTGCCAAATACCACTAATCTCAGACAAAAAGCCCTCTTTTACAGGGGTTAATTTTGAACAACCTACCATTTTATATCCGCATAATACCTGTTTAATTTTGTCTAAAATTTCATAAGCACCGTTGTTGGAGCGGAGGTTACGAGTGACAATAGTTAAGGCAAAGTCCATTTTTTTATCCTGAGAAATAAAGCCAAGAGCATCTGTAGTTGAATAATTTCCGCCACGGTAATGAACGAGAATTGCACCTACAGGATGAAGCAAAGTAAATTCCTGCGGTTTTTCAGGGAAGCCCTGAACAAGCAGGTTGGAAAAATTTGGTTTTAATTTTTCAATTATGGAATTTTCGATTTCACTAATATTCACTTAGTCGTCCTTTGTTGAATAATCTGTCTAACTCGGTTTTATTCGTGCGATATTGACCGTTTTGCAAAGTTTGATTGTCTTGGGTTTCAAGAGTAATGATTCCTTTTTGCAAATTTTCAAGAGTTTTAATTGCATTTTTGTACGCATCGCAAACCACTTCAGGAATTTCTGTCATAATCCTGCGAGAATAAAGCCTGTAAATACTCAAATCCATTGCTACTACTCGAAGTAAAGGAAAGTGGGTATTGAGAGGTAAGTTGTATCTTCCTCTCAAATACCCATCGATTAGGGTTGAGGAGTAGAGTATGGCTTCCTCACAAACAACTGTTCCAATGGTGTTTTGTTCGCAGTTGTCGTTCGTCAGCTGGATTAGGGGTTCTTTTCCAAGTTGTATTTCAATGTCTTCA